ACTCGGGGCAGGGGACAGGGTTGCCGTCGTTGAACACCTTATTATAGGTATCCTTGATTTCGTCCTCTGTCAGCGCCCGGCCAAGCTCGACCATCTGGGCGCTCATATTGTCCATGACCGCCTGCGTCTTCGTGCAGATGGACGGAAAGTCGTAAGTCGTGCTATACTGCTTGTCGCTGTTGGTTTTCATCGCTGTGAAGATCGTGGACCCCATGAACTGCATGGACATATAGAAGTCACGCGTCTTATCGGTGATGCTGCCAATCGAGACGAAAAGTTCCAGCTCGTGTTTGGCTTCTTCCTTCGTGATGTACCCGTTTTCTAGGGAGTACTGGATCAGCTGGCCGATGGGAGAATTGGCGACCTGTTCAATGGTGACCTGCGTGAAGCCGTTCTTCTTAGCCTTCGCATCCGCCTCAGAAAGGTAGTAAACCTTTTCCTTGCCCTCGACGTCTACTACGAAGCCAAACGCCTCGGCCAAACCGAAGAACGCAAAGCGAGAGGTGTCCCCTGGGTCAACGGGGGCTGTGCTTGGGGAATCGACGTTCTTGTCCGAGATCAGCGTGTCCACCGGGATCTCGTGCGGCAAGCCCTCAACATACTCAATGTTGGTGATCTCGCCAGGGTTTTCGAGCCCGTCAACGATGTTCTGCGCGACGGTGTTGAGGTTAGAGTCCTCCATGTACGCCGCGGCATCTTCACTGAACTCACCCAGCGTGGTGCCAAAATTGTTGATCCCGGCCACCATATCAGCGAAGATCTCTTCATTGATCATGTAGGCTCGGGTCTCAGGATCATACGCGGCATAGGCAGGGCCGTAGCGTTTGACGTAGGCGCGGAAGGCATCGGTGTATTGTTCCTTGGTCAGAAGACTCTGCAGCGCGGCAGAGACGAAGCGGTTCGCCTCGTCCTCGCCGACCAACCGACGTAGGAGATTCAGCTTCAGGTGGACCTCTTCATGGACCGCCGTAGCTACGTAGTTATACCCATTGGTCTTATAATCCAGACTCAGGATCAGCTCAGTACCGATACAAACGCCTGGGACACGCTGACCCAGGCTATTGAAGATATTTCCTTTTGTGACATACGTGATCCGAGTGAAGCCAGATTTCTTCAGCCTATCTGTCAGATCCACGATGCCGGGGTACTGATCCTGAAGAGTGTCTGCGTTTTCACCGTCTGTCGCGACGGCGTCATCGCTGACCCTTACTCCCCGAACACCTGTCGCAGCGCTGCCTGCAGCGTCGCTTCCTCTTCGTCCGGGCTGAGCGACTGGTCCAGATTGATCTGTCCCTGACGGATTTTCTCCGCTTCCTCGCCGCTCACCCAGATCATCCCGTCCTTGGTCATGACTGGTTCTCTGCTGTCCATTGCTTTCCTCCTCGCCGCGCAGTGCGGCATCTACGGTGGCTCGCTGCTGCCAGGCCTGCTCGGCCACAGCCTGCGAGACGCCGTGCTGATTCATGTAGTCACGGACGAACTCGTCGTGACTGTACTCCGTGTCGCCCAGGGTGATGGTGCTTCTGGTCTGAGCCGGCGGGATCGGCATGCGGGCCTTCGCGACCTGCTCCGCGTTCTGTCGGATGTCAGACTGCATCTCCTTCACGCTGGCCATATTCGCGGCCACATTATTCAGGGTATCCATGATCCTGCCGATGGTCGCGTCCTCGCCCAGCTCGACGCCGACGACTTCCCGCAGCATGGACCGGACCGCGGCGTTGCTGACGGTGATCAGCTCGGCCTCGTCCTCCGTGATCGCGATGCCGTTCATGACCTTCTCGATCACGCCGCTGATCTGCTCCGCTTCATCCAGCTTCAGGCCAGCATTATACAGGCGCTGCGACACGGGAGTAGCCACGGTCTTGTTCGTGTTCTCGGCCTTCAGCGTGTCGTAGACCTTGTTGCCGGTCGTGGACTTCCTGGTCGTGTTGTGGGCCGCTCTGGTCAGCGCGGTGTCCTGCGTCATGTCCAGCTCGCCGAGGAGCTGGGACAGGACCTGCACCGCCGCCTGATCGTTCTGGATGGCCTCCAGCTGCTCCTGGGTGAGCGTCTGGTTCGTAGCCGCCTTGACGATTGCATCGGCCAGCTCGACGTTGCCGCCGAGATCCACGAGCATGGACGTGGCACCGGCCAGAAGATCGTCCGGCGTCAGGGTCTCCTTATTATACGCAACAGTGTCGGGGTTCGTCAAGAAGCTGGCGTCGCCACCAGCCTCAACATACTTCGCAAGAGCCTGACCGAGCGCCGCGTTGTACGTGGAGAAGGTCTCACCGACGTTGATGTCATTGGCCTTGAGCTTGCCATCCTTGATCTTCTGCGCGAGCTCCTTGGCTTCCTTATAAAGCCGGACGCCAGGATCTTTCTTGCTGCCCTCGATCGGGTTGTTAAGGATAGTGTCAACCAGTTTGTCTACGGACCCCTGGTCATTCAGGGCCTTACCGATGTCCGCGAAATTCAGATCGGTCTTTATCTGCCGGACTTCCTCCCCGCCGCCGAGGATCAAAGAAGAGATGCCGGCGTACAGGAAGGTCTCCAGGTTATCCTGGGACAGAGGCTCGAACTTGTTCTTCTCAGAAAACCAGAGGTTTCGCAGCAGGACGTCGGCGTAGTTCTCAAGATATTCCTCTGTGCCTTCTTCCGTGAAGTTGAGAGGGAGCCGGATAGCGGCGCGGAGATACGGACTTGCGATTCTCTTAAGGAAGGCATTCTCGATGGCGCCGTCAACAGAGAACCCGGCAAGGTTGCTCACGCTGCCGACGAGAGTCTCCAGTGCGCCTTCCACAAAACCTTCAGACGCGGCATAGCCGAGGGATTGGCCCCTTGCTTTTCCTTCGGCACGGGCTTCGTTGTAGGCATTACCGAACACACCGAAGCCAAGCGTTACACCAGACAGGATGGGATTGATAATAGCGAGAGCCCTCTGCGTACCCATCGACCCGGTCGTAACAGCGGTCTTGTAGAGCATCTGCGCTATCTTGCTCTGATCAAGATAGTTCTGATAGAGCTGGCTGGTCACCGCGTCTCCGGTAGCTGTATCGAAGTTGCCGCCATTAATCGTGCTCTGGATAGCGGCGGCGCGTCCCTGAAGCGAACGCCAGAAATCCTTCGCAACGTCTTCGTCTTCTTCACTGGCCAGGTAGACAAGACCGAGAAGCTGCTTCTCATAATCGGTGGCTTTCTCTTTGGCCTCATCATACCAGCTGCCAATACCCTCTTTTTGGCCGAGCTGCTCAAACCCGGGCTTGCCGTAGGTGTCAAGCTGTTCCTGATCGACGCCGGAGAATTCCTTCTTCAGATAGCTGTCCATCGCGTCGGAAACCGTGTAGTCTCCAACAAGAACGTCGCTGTCCAGCGGATCGGATTTTCCGGCAAGGGCATCGACTCCTCGCTTGATACCTCCGTTAAGGACCGAATCACTGGCCATTGCTCCGCCGATGGCGCCGCCGGCGGTGTTCAGGAATCGCTCGAATTTGGAGTCAGAGGAGACACCCTTTGCGAATTCTTGCATGCCGCTGACCCGGGATACGGTGGGACTGAGGAAGCGCTCGTAGAAATCCTTCGCGCCCTCTTCGCCCTCCTCGGCGAACACAGCGTACAGCAAATCTTTCTGCTGCTCACTCGCGCCCCTCATGCCGAGGGTAAAGGTTCCGTATTTCTTCGGGTTACCGAGGATCTCCTGTTTACCCTTCGCCACCTTTTCCTGGTAAGAAGGATCGGCCATGTACCCGGCAAACACATCCTGGATCATGTCGTCCATTTGCTGGGACATTTTCTGCGCCGCTTTTGTCGTCGACCTGGAGGCCATCTTCCGTCCCAGCTCGGTGTAGTCGTCGACGAACTTCTGAAGGGCGCGGTACTCATCCGAGCTCTTGCCCTTCTCCTTGGCGATCTTGTCCAGCTCGTCGTCCAGCGCATCGCGGTTGGCACGGTACTCCTTGGTGGCGTCATTGCTATAACGTGCGGCCGTCTCCAGATCTCGGTACATTTTCGTGTGCGTCGGATCGTCGAGCGTCTTGTAATAGGTGTCGTTGTACTGCTTCTGCCGGGCGGACGCATTGGACCAGTCGATGCCGTTGGCCGCGTCGTTCGCTTTGGAACGATCGGACAGAGAAGGCAGGTTGTTCTTGGAGCCCGGGGAGAACTCCTCATAGCTGATCGGCTTGAAGCCGACGTCGACAGTTTCCTTCTTGCCGGACGAACCCTTCTGGGCCGTCATCGTCGCGGTCACCGCCGGCTTGAATACATTCGCGCTCGGGGTCTGCTGCGTCTGGGCCGGCTGCGTAGTCTGGACCGGCTGCGTGGTCTGCTGAGGAGCCTGATCCTTCTTCTTGAAGAGCTCACCGATTTTACTGAATATACTTGCCATAATTCCTCCTGACGACGGAGCTTACTTCTTCATCTGCGCCAGCTTGGCGATGTAGGCTCGCGCCTGCGTGGGCGTCATACCCATAGCGTTCAGCTGCTGCTGACTCGGCAGGACACCGGCGTTGAGCAGCGCGGTGCCGGCATTGGCCAGCGTCTCGATCAGCTGGTTCTGAGTAGCTCTCGTCGCGTTGCCGTTGGCGAACACGCCGGTGAGGTTGGCCTGCGAGAGGTCGAGGTCGGTGAGGTACTTCTGAACATTCATGTTGTACTCGTCGACCCACTGCTGGAGCTGGCTGTTGAACTGGTCCACGCTCATGTTCTCCTGCAAGGCCCACTGCTCCAGATTCATCAGCTGGGACAGATACGACTGGGTGAGCGAGAGCAGCTGATCCGCCTTCTCGAATTCGCCCTTCGCACGGAGATCCGAGATCTGCCGCGCCGTATCGGTGCTGAGCTTGACCTGGGCGTCGTTGACAGCCCGACGGTTCTGGTTCGCCGCCGCCTGAATGCTGGCGTACTGGGCCTCGCCGATGCCGCCGCGGTCACCGCGGGCTTCGGCGTACAGCGCCTGGTTGTCCAGCGCGTTCATCTCATCCGCCGCGACCTGGTCCCGCTGCGTCTGGAACTGAGGCGCGGCGTCCTCCATCGCACGATTCAGTGCCTCGGTCTCCCGCTGCACGTTGTAGTCGACCGTGTTCTGGCTCTGCTCCTTCTGCGCGTCAACGATCTGCTGGAGCATGTTCCGCAGCTCAGTCGTGTCCACATGCTCGAGACGCTCAGGGTTGGGGCCGGGCATCTCCGGCAGCTCATACGGAGCCGTGGAGCCGCCGAGCGTACCGCTGACGTTCGTGCCGCCGCCGACACCCGCCCCGCCACCAACGCCGACACCGGCCTGGCCAAGGGCCTGAGCCAGCAGCTCTTCGTCGGTCGGGTAGTTCGCAGGGGTCGTGCTGCCGCCGGAGCCGCCTCCGCCGTACCAGCCACCGCCGCCTCCGTTGCCTTTACCCTTGCCGCCGTTGCCTTTATCCTTGCCGGAGCCGGAATCAGAGCTTTCACCTGCTGTGGTTACGCCCGCGGCAACACCGGCGGCTGCGCCATCCGCCGCCGCATTGGGAAGACCTAAACCTTTACTACCCGGACCACCAGGGTTCCTAAGCCCAGAGCTGTCGTGATTTCCGTAGGCCGCGTCAGGCCCATACATGTTAGCCTCCGCCGTGGGGCTATCCGCAAAGCCGGAATACATCAGCGGATCATCCGCGCTTTTCGTCGTAGACTGCGTCGTCGGCGGTGTCCTGGTACCGGGCTTAACGGTAGGCTGTTTCGTCGGGGCGAGGTTATCCAGAGTTTCATGCCCGGTAGGCCAGAGAATCGGGGTGGTAGGCGTACCCGTGCCAGTATCGGTAGACTGCCCGGCCGGAGCAGATTTCCCGGCCGAAGGCCCGATCACCTTCTGCGGATTCGTAGGCCCGGCAGGTGTGGTCTTCGCCGCCGGGGTAGCTGGCGTCGAGGATGCCTGATAAAACTGCGAATTGGGGTTGCTCCAGGACGACGGGGAACTCGCGGTAGGCTTGGTCTTCGGAGTCGAAGTTCTGTTTCCCCTCGCGACATCCGTGGTTGCTATTACAGCCATATCTTTATTTCACCTTCTGCATAATAGAAATAAAACGCCATGCCATAATGGCATGGCGTTGTTTCGTTTACTCCTGCACTTCCGGCAGGCCGGTGGCGATGCTGTTCAGGATAGACAGCAGCGCGGCGAGACCGGAGCTGGACAGGACCAGCATCCAGTTGACGTCCTGAAGAACGGCGGTCGTACCGATGGTCGCGATCGCAGTCTGGCAAAGAGTACGCACCGCGCGGATCAGCGCGGCTTTCCAAAAGTTTTTCGTCATGGTGTTAAACCCTCCAAATCAATTTGACCAGTACCCCGATCAGCGCCGTCGCGATTGCGCCGACGCCCCACAGGATCGCTGACAGTTTTGTGTTGATGACCGCGAACTCCGTGTTCTTTTTGGCCATCGCATCTTCCAACTCGCGGATTCTTTTCTCGTGGTCTGTGAGCATATCGGTGTCCGTCATACCGTCACCCCCAGCGCTTTGAATGTCTTGGGCCCTGCGATGCCGTCCTGTGCCAGGCTGTTCTCCGCCTGATACGCCAGCACCATGTTCTTCGTCCGGTTGTCGAAGATGCCGGAGCACCCGCCCGGATTGTAGTCATGGCAGAGGAGAAGTGCCTGCAGGAGCTGAACATCCGCTCCGGTCATCCCGGCGCACAGGACGCGGGGCGGCCAGAAAGGTGTATCCGGTTCGTCAGTCTTGGGAGGCGTTTCTCCTTTCAGCTCGTCCCGGATCGCCACCGCAGCGTTCGCTCTCTCCTGCACGTTGTTGAACGCAGGGGCTTCGTACTTCACGCAGACAAGCTCGACCACTTTGTAAAGGTCTTCCTCCCCGCAAGTAGTGAGGTCGGCCCACACGGAGCGATAGCCGCTCTGCAATTCGCTCACGGCAAAATCCACCTGAGCCTCTTCATTGGCGACAGAGATGCTGCGGCGGCGGCAGAACTGCAAGAGTGCGGCTTTGCGCGTGAAAAACGTCCATTGGGCCAGTCCCCAGCCCTTGCCGTCTCTGCACCATTCCTCTTCGGAGATGAGGCCGTTGTCGATGCGGGAGGCATAGTCTTTGCTCTTGAGCCTGTCCGTCTGGAAATCTCCCTGTACACGGCAGGACTCAAGCCCGGACTCGCATTGCCAGTTGCCCATTAAGGCCAGCGCCCCGGTTGGAGTGCATCCGGCTTTGCGTAGCTGCTCAAAAATGGTCTGTGCGCTCATTCAACCGCCTCCCAGCCATACACACCCGGCTCCCACACGTTGCTGTCAACGATGGACTCATACACCGGCCCGTCCGCATCGGGATAATGCACCTTGTCGCCCTTGGCATAAGCGTCCTGCGCTCCTGTCGGCTGTCTCCACACGGGGATCTCGCCCGGCTTGGCGACCTCCGTCCAGAGCGCTGGCGTGATGTCGGGCGTCCAGCTATCCTGCGAGGTATGGGCTATCACGCAGCGGTACAGTTTCTCACCGTAGCGGATGCGCTCGTCGGCTTCGTACCACTTGTCCGTAACCCAAGCCGGGAACAGCTTCACCGCCTCCAGTGCGTCGGAGTCTTCAAGAAACGCGGAGGCTTTCTCGATCATGGCCCGGAGTTTCCGGGCTTCCTGTCGGCTTATCATTCGTCCACCCCCAGAATGATGTTGAGGATTTCTTCGGCCTCTCCCTCTTCATCGGGCATGATGTCGCCCTCGGTGTACGTTCTGCCAAACTCGGCGGGGTCACAAGCCTCGCTGTAGCTCACGCCGTCACGCACGACATAGCGCCCGGAATCGGAGTAGGTGCGGATGAAATCGCGTTCACCCACTTTAAAGTTTTCAGTTACGATCATTTCCGCGCCTCCTTACGTGATCGGTGTGCCATCGGCGTATTGAGTTTCATAGATGCTGCCCTCGATGGGAAGAATCTGGTTGTTGGCATAGCCGAGGATAGTAGACCAGTTTGTTGCAGACTGATAGGTTGAGATTAGAGCAGACGGGACATACAGGGCGCCGCCTGTTCCATTAGAAGCAAACGGAGTGCCGTTAAAGGCGTTAATGGCGCCCAAATCCGCGATAGATGTTTTTCGCAGAATAAGTGTTTTTAAGTTGCTACTGGAATTAAACATAAAAGAGGGAATATTGCTAATCGTTGGGCCAAGATCAATAGCGGATGCCTTGCAACCGTTGATTGCATTAATACTTGGATAGGTTGCTAATTTCGGAAAAACAAGTGGCGCCACGACAGAGTAGAACACACTGGAGCCAACAATGGTTGTAAGATTCGGAAGCTTCAAAGTTGCCAAAGCAGAACAACCATAGAATGCTCCATCTCCTACAGAAGTGCAGTTTGCAAAGATCGCAGAAGTTAGCGATGCGTAGTCTCTGAACGCACTTTTCCCGATGCTTGTAACATCTGCATCCTCAATGGTTGTCTGTGTCCTCGCAATTAACCCAAGCCATTTTTCCTTGTACCCATCGCCCCCGCCTCCGCTGACATTCACCGTGATCTCCGCGCTGGCGTAGTTGGTGACGTCCTCCGTTGTCGTGCCGTTGGCGGTGATGCTGATCTGCTTCGTGCCGGTCGGTGTGATGCCGGTCGGGATGGCCTGCACAGCCGAAACAAAACCGGCAGGAAACGCCATCTGCCCGCTCGTCCCGCCCTTGATGCGGATAGCGTTGGCAACGGAGGTCAGGTCGCTGTCGAGCTGGGTGCTGTCTACGAGTTTATCAGCTGCCATCAGTAGTTACCTCCCTGCCATGTCGCAAGCGTCTGAGCCGTCCACGCGCTGCCGTTGTAGACCAGAAACGCCCCAGTCGCGGGGGAACTGGGAGCGGTGATCTTCGCTTCCACCGCGCCCTGGGTCGCCAGCTGATACGGCCAGTAAGACCAGTTAGTCCCGGCAACGATAAGCATGTCAATGTTGTTCTCGTGGGGATAGGCAAACTCGAACTGAGACTGGCCGGTCACGTGAACAAGAGGGCAGAAACGCCCGTTGTACTTACAAATGATGACCTTGTTGGCGCTGTACGCCGTAAAGATCTCCGCTGCAGTCGTCGTGTCGTAGGTCGCCCAGAAGACGTCCGCCTCCGGGATTACGCCGGCCGCAAGGTCAGAAGCGGGAATGCCAGTAGCAGGCTTGGTATACTTCGCGTCCACCGCTTCCTTGACCACCTTGTTCTGCACGGGGTTCGTGGAGGAATCGGAAAGAGCGTCGTCCACCGTTACGGAACCGCCACCGCCCGGTGCAGTCCACAACTTGCCGCTGCTGTCTACGCCGACGCTCTGCGTCATGCTGCTGGTTTTGGCGTCGGGATCAATGTTCGGGATGTCCAGTTCGACATCGCCGGTTTCCCCGTTGACCGAAGTGACAGGAGCCGTCTGCAAAGCACTGTCCGCCTTGCCGAGACTTGCCTGCACAGCGGAGGCGAGATCACTCGCAGGGATACCGCTGGCGGGTTTCACATACGCACCGACGTCAGCCGCGCTCGGCATCTTGTGCACGTGGTCCGCACGGGAAAAATACTCGCTTGTGCCACTCGAGGCAGCCGCGCCAAGATCTTTGGGGGCGGTGTTCGCGGCAAAGCTCTGAGTCACAACCTTAGAGGACGAGAAGCTCCACGTGCCGTTGTTGAGTACCGCCTGCGTCAGACCAACCGGCTCGGCAAAACCGATGAACGTGTGCTTCGTAGCGGAGTTCCGGGATACCAGCGGAAGGTACCCCTGCTGGTATTTCAGAAGGACAAGCACGCCGGCCTGGTAAGCCGCTTCGATCTTGGCGTTGCTCGTTTCATACTCGTTTATGACGAGCAGCTCTTTCTTGTGTACGTGGTCCGCGCGGGAGAAATCCCGGGACGTACCGGCAGACGGAGTATCGGCCAGATCCGCTGGAGCGTCATCCGATGCCTTCTCGTCTACGTAGACCACGGTGGCGAGGGAACTCCGCAAGACGGGGAACCAATAGTCGTACTGCACGATGCGGGTGTTGAGTACGCGATCCTTCACCGCGGTGAAAACGTACCGTTCATCCGAATCGCGGAACGTCAGCTGGTACACGTCGCCGGAATCCTTACACATCACGAGCTTGCCGGCATTATATGCTTCCTCAATGACGCTGCCGGCAGCACCGACTTCGACCCACACGATCTCCGGCTTGATGCTGTCGCGGATCTCCTCGGCCTGTTCCGCTGCAGCCTTCGCGTCGTTGCCGGCCTGGATCACTTCGTCGATCCAGATCTGCTGCGGGTCGGGAGGATCGAAGGCGCCCATGCTGTTCAAGACCATCGTGGTGAAGACCGCCGTCTTGGCGATCTTGTTGTCCACATATGCGGAAAGCTGCGCCGTACCGCTGCCGACGTTGGCCAGGTCTCCACTGGTGATGACCCAGTCGATAAACCCGTCCACGTTCGTGATCGAGCAGATATACGGGGCGGCGTCACCGGGGCGCTGGTGCAGCAGCCCGAACGTGGCGTTCGTGAGATCAGGGAAGAACTTATTGATTGCGAACCGGACGGTCGTGACCTCGTTCTCTCCCTGCCGCCCGATCACGAACGGACGGCTACTGGAAATATAAACATACTTCATACGGTTATCTCCTCACTCAGCTGGGGTCGACCCACTCGAAATCAAAGTCGGCGTTGCTCTTCTTGCGGAGCACCTGGCCGGTCGTGCCGCCGCCGAGCGCGGTGTTGAGCACATCGACCAGCTCATTGAACGCTTCCTGCGTCTCGTTATGGAGGAGCTGGATATCCGAACGGACCTGATCCTCGCGGGTCTCGACCGTGGGGAAATCCGATTTGTTTGTCCAGACTTTGGTGAAATAGAGCTTGCTGAGGGCCATTTATCTGAGCCTCCCCTGGTAATTGTAAAAAATCTGCGCCGAGACGATCGACAGCTCGTGTCCGGCGGTGTTGTCCTCCAGCTGCATGGTGAAGTGCCGGACGCGCCGGCACATGGGTCTGCGCCGGAAAGAGACGCCGTAGCCGACACCTGCGAGAGACCGGTAGGTGAGATCCCGCGGTACCAGCCGCCACACCAGATGCGCCAGGCTGGTCAGGTCCACGCGCTCCTCATAATCTGTGATGTACCGCAGCTGAGCAACACAGTCGGACTCCGGCCGCATCACGATGATGACGGAGTTCACGTTCTTCAGCCGGTCATACCCGCCGAAGTACTGCATCGCGAAGCGGTAGAACTTCTCGATCGGACCGCCGTAGTCGGAAAAGTTCCGCGTGAAGTGAGTCAGCCTGCCGGTGCTGTCGATATGCCACACGTCGTCGTACTCGGAGGCAAAGGCCACCGCGTTGACGTTCGTGAGGAAGAACCAGGACGGGTCCCGGTACTCGGTCGTCTCGTAGTCCCACACCCACACGTCGCCGCCGCAGCAAAGCCAGTAGCGCTTGCTGTCGTCGAGCGACACGGGCACGGTCTTGCGGACCTCCGCCAACAGACCTTCCTTCGTGGGACCGCCGTTGACCTTCTTCGAGATGCAGACGATGTTGTTCTCATACGCCCAGCTGGAGTCCTTCAGGATGTGGACGCCCTGCTCGGTGTTGCACCACACGAGGTTGTTGTCGATCAGCTGGATCGAATACGGACAGTCGCAGCCGATCTTGTCGTTGATCGCAACATAGGGCATGTCGATCGTGAGCCGCCCGTCCACCTCCTGGGTGTCCTGCTTGACGCGGCCAACGGAATGCTCCTTGAATATGACCAGGTAGCTCTGCTGCTTGCCGAAGCCGGTGATCATATCGTCGGTATCGCCGCAGAACTGGTACTGGTCCATCGGGAAGTACGTCGGGTCCATGGCGATGTTGTTGCCGTTCCAGAAGATCGCGTTGGGCTGCGCGGGGCAGCCGCCCATGACCACGCACAGATCGCCCGTGCCGCCGTAGGTCGCGGCGTAAGGACAGTCCATGACGCTGTCATAGGCTTCCTGGTTGTTCTTGCGGTAGGTGATGACCACCGTGTTGTTCGTCGGCGGGTTCGTCACCGGCGGCGCGGTGTTGAACGTCACAGTGCCGTTGGCGAGATCGTCGGTGTAGGCCGTTGTCTCGACGCCGTCCACGGTGACCTTGTCGATCGCAGTGAGGCCCTGCACCGGCAGGTGGTAGACCGTCACGCCGGACTTCGCGTTGAACCACACCGTCTTCTGCCCCTGGATGCGGTTCTCCGGCTGGTAGAGGTTGCCGGCACCGGTATCCGGGTCCGTGTTGATCTGGATGATCGGCGTGTATCCCTGTACAAGCCCCGCCGTCAGAGCAGAGTTCGAGTACGTGATCTCCACATACACGCCCGGGGCTTTGTAGTAGAGCTTGTCGAAATAGTGGAAGAAGGTACCGCGCTCGGTACCAAGTACGTTATCCGGTATCCCGTTCAGCGGTAGCCAGCCGGACACCGGGCCCACCGGATGCAGGGGCCGCACGCAGATGTGACTCCCGATATGGGCCACCAGATGGTCGTGGAAGGGCCGGTCGTACATAGCGATACCCGCGCCGAAAATGTTTGTGTCGATGAGCCACTCCTGCCCGTCGCGGCTGCAGAGGACGCCCTCGCGCCACAGCAGGTTCTTCATCGCCGGGCTCTCGTCGTTCTTCAGACGATACTCGAGCTCCTGGATGTTCAGGCCGCCATTGAGGTTGACGAAGTTCTCCACATATTCCGTCTTCGGGTTCGGCATATGGCTAAGATTGACGTAAGCCATTTACACCCCCGGCATGTTAAAGCCAAAGTAGACGTCGTCCACGGGGGCGTACTCCGTGGTGACAGGTTCGGTGATCCGGCTCAGCCTCGTCTCAAACTCGTTCGACAGGGCAGCGTAACGGAAGGCGTCGTCGTACATGACCAGCTGCGCCGCAACGAAGTAGGGGAGAGCGGCATGGGTTTCGGGGGTATTGTCCAATTCAGTGAGATCGTCGGGGTCATCCCCAAGCGTCTCGGGGTATCGGTAATACTCCACGATCATCTGGTCCAGATGCGGCGTCTTCTTCGGGATCATCAGCTTGTTGTTCGCATACAGCTTGTACCCGTGAAAGCGCTGGTAGGAGTAGCGCGGCAGGTCGTAGATGTCCGGGCGCTGCCAGATCAGACCGCCGTTGTTCAGCCGCCAGAAGTTGGGCGGCATGGTGTAGAGGGTGAACGCGCCGAAGTCTTCCTGGTCCAGATCGGTCAGCTTGACCAGCTCCGGGATCTTCTTCACGGTCGTGGCTATCTGCATCATGCCATCGTTGGCAAGGCCGGGGATGGCACGGATGTAGTCAGCCTGGTTGTTGTAGGTGTTCGGGATCTCGTCGCCAGCGATGCTTTCGGAAAAGATCAGCTGCATCACTTGCTTCTTCAGCTGTCCGTAGTTCAAATCAAAACATCTCCTTTTTACGTGTATGAAAAACGGGGATGCGGAGTTGCACCGCAAATGGCCGGGAAGGAGGAAAAAACCCGGGCGCAACCACTGGGCCCCGTGTAAAGGCGGTTGTAAAAAATCCACCGGCGGTTTGGAACTGAGCCGCCGCAGTTTGAAAACAAAGTCCCGGGGTGGTGCGCATCGTGGAGAGGCGTCCCGGGGTCTACTCACGCCCTATAGCCGGCCGGGCGTTTTCGTTCTATAGAAGGTTTCGGTCCGGTCATCCGCTGTTCCCGCACCCGCAAACGCGTGGAGCGCAGAAGCCCGGATTGCAAGAACAAAGCCGCGGCCTTGCGGAGTCGCAGCTTTTCAAGAACCACATCCTCACGGCCTACTGGGTTCTTTCGGTTTGTTGGATTAGCCAACGCCGCCGGAGGTCATCGGCGTGTCGGGGTCTGCCGCAGTGAAACTGAGGGAACCCCGCAGAGTGGAGAACTCGGCCCGGTAAAATACCACGGGCTGTACGCCCACTGTCACTGTGCATAAATAGATGAGAGGGCAGCTGTAATAATTATCCCCCAGCGGATCGCTGGTGGAAGATTCGCCGTACAGCAAGACAATCTGCCCCGCATCACGAGCGGCTTTGATCTGGTTGAAGGTAGCGTCGAGCGTACCCGCCGGTTCGCCATCGCCGTTGGACCCATCCGCGTGGACGATAAACACGCCGCCACCTTCACCGCCGCCAGAGCCGCCGCCGCACGGACACTCGGCCTCGATCCAGCTCGCGGTGGACTGGTCGAACATGTAGCGGGTAGTCGTACCGTCGGAGGCGTCGACAGCGTACAAGATCGAGCCGTTGGAGATCCCGACGATGGGTTTCTCGTCGGAAGCCAGGCACACACCTTCGATGTACGCACCGGAGGATGTGGCCCGATAAACATTAAAAGATACCATAGGTAGTAATCTCCTTTATAAGGGGCGGGTTAGCCGAGGTCAGACGGGGCCCATAGTGATGTCTTTGCTCGGGAAAGCATCAGGGCCGGTCGCTGTAAAAGTCTGTGCTTCTACTACCTCCTGGCCGAGGTTACGGTTATAGTTGTAGGCAATACCGCTGACGGTATATGGCTCCTTGGCGTTAACACTTGTAAGGACTATATGGTCTACAACAGTAATCGTTTCCCCGGGCTTCCCTTCTTCCTCTTCGATCATTCGGACAAAAGCGCATCCATTATTAAGGATCATGTCCTTGATTTCGCTGAAAGTCTTATCCAGAACAAGCTTTCTGGAAGGTATGTCAGCAGACATGTTAACAATATTTGCGCCACCAGAACCGGAGCCACCGCCTTCACCGCCACCGCCGGACGAACCACCGCCAGAGCACGGGCACTCGGCCTCGATCCAGGTAGCTGTAGACTGGTCGAACATATAGCGGGTCGTGCTGCCGTCCGTGGGATCGACGGCGTACAGGATCGAGCCGTTTGCGATACCGATGATAGGCTTCTCGTCCGTTGCGAGGCACACGCCTTCGACATAGGCGCCGGAAGCCGTGGACCGATAAACATTAAAAGAAACCATTTAGCTTCTTCCTTTCTTGGAGAATAGCGAGGAGACTATCTCTCGATAGCCTCCTCGCTAAGAACATCAGCCGATGTTCAGGATCGCATCGCCAACGGCGATGGGCTTGTTGCTCGCATCAACAGACACGACACGGATGTAGGCATCACCGGCGGTCGGGGTAATCTCAAGGCCATTGGCGGTGAGCTCAGTCCAGTTGGCAACGGTGATGGCGGAACCGGCAACCACGGTCTCCAGACCGGCGACGGTGGCAGCGGTGTCGTAGTACCACTTCGCGCCTTCCTGCACGGCATTCACCACGATGGTGCTCTTGCCGGTGTCAGTGGCGGCAGTGATGACGGGGAGAACTTTGAGGGCGCTCTGGCCACCGTGGAAGTACACGGCAGAGACCTTCTCGTTCAGGACGAAGGCGTCGTAAATGAAACGACCTTCGACGAGCCAACCGGAGATTCCGGGAGGGTTCTCATGGATGCGGTACTCTTCGAGCTGCTTGGGAGCAGTGCAGGCGACCGGGTGCGTGATGATGAAGGCAGCGCCGGCAGGCAGACGGCTGGAGGGGACCTTAACGATCTTGCAGCCATCGACTTCGCCGATGACACCCTTCAGGATCATCTCCTGGGACTGGTCGCCGTACTTCATGAACGCGGGGTCCTGCTTGAGCAGGTTGGCGAACTTGTAGGAGCAGAAGGCCACACGGCCCTTGTCCGGGACGTTGTAGTCGCCCAGACGCTCCATGCCGTTCAGGAACGCGGCATAGGCGTTGGTCTTGTCCAGCGCGGTGGTGGCGTAGTTGCCGTTGGTCATGGCGGCGTCAGCCAGAGTCTTGAACACGTAGGTGTCGTACTCGGGCACCCAGACCTCGGACAGCTGGCGGGACAGGCTGCGGCCGGCATCGGAGACGAGCTCGCTCTGGATGCGGTCGCCGGCGTCGATGATGAAGGTAAAGGCGCGGTCCTTGTTCACCGTCAGGGTCTGGACATTACGGGACAGATCAACGGGGGTGCCATAGCGCTGCATGCCCTGGCGGGTATAGTCCACCATGGGTACGATGGGGATGCTGTAAACTTTAACGGTCTTGTCGCCCTTGAACTCGTAGTCGTTGTTCAGAGCGAGCATGGCCTGGGACTCACGGGTAAACCGCTCGTCAACTACGGTAGAATACTTGGTAGCAAGATTGATACCGCCGACTGCCATTTTCAATCACTCTCCTTATGAATGGCAAAAATGCGCAGACGGCCATACGTCAGGGCTGGTGCTTACCAGCGGTCAGAGTTGAAGCCTATAAGGAAGGGGTCGTCAGGTTCCGCATTGGTAGCGCCGCCCTTGGAGACGCCCCGCACAGGGGCACGTCTTGCGGCGTCTGCGTTCTGTTTAAGTCTCTTGTTCTCGGCTTTGACAGCCTTGTTCTCGGCTTCCGTCTGCTTACGCATGTACGCTTCGTAAGCGCCTGCCAGAGACCGGCCCTCGACAACACACGCCTGAACCACTTCGTTGGGCAGCTGGGTACCGCGCAGCTCGGGATGGGCCTTCAAAAGATCGGCCACCTCACCGGCATAGTCGCGCGTCCCGGGCGTCTCGTCATCGTCGACGGAACTCTCCGTCGGCATGGACTCGGTTGCCCGCCTCGTCCGGCTCTCGACCAGCTCCGCGGCGACGTCCGGGTGTACGCCTTCGCCGGTCAGCCGCTCCACTTCACCCTGACGGTAGGAGTCTGCGGCTGCATCCAGCATGGCGTCCATGGAGTCGTATCCGAGGATCTTGGCCAGCCGGTTGCCCTTGTCGATAAGGGGCTGCGCTTTGTCGAGCTTGGCTCTCACGCGATCAGTCACGTGGGCCTTCTGGTAGATCGTAGGCAGTTCGGTCTCATCCAGCTCCACGTCCTCGACCTTGTGGTCGATCTGGGCGCTGAACTTCAGTTTGGGCTTTACGGTTTCCTGCCCTGTGGCGGGGGCATTGTCGCCTTCGTCCCCGGACTCCGCAGCATCCGCGCTGTCCTCCGTGGTGGGGAGATCGCTCTCGTTGCTATCTTCGGCTTCCGTAACCTCTTCCTGCTCGTCGTCAGCACCGGACTCGTCAGCCTGGTTCTGCCCGCCCGACCAGGAATCTACGTCGAATATGTCGTCGCCCTCCGCCCAGCCTTCCGGCAGAAAAGCCTCATATTCTTCAGAAGCCGCGGGAATCTCTCTTGTGTTTTCGCTCATTGTTTTCTCCTTTCAT